ATTACACAGGACGATATTGATAGAGCAAGATCAGATGAAACTGTTGGTACTGGTACTGAAGGTTCTGTTTCTACTACTTTTAAGAATCAACAAAATTATATTGTAATGCCATCATCTGTTTTATCAGTAATGGGTATATTTAATTTTAACGATAAATCAAATTTAAATATGTTCGATATTAGATATCAAATGAGATTGAACGATTTATATGATTTTTCCTCTACTTCAATTATACATTATGAAATGACAATGAGACATTTAGATTTCTTAGATCATATTCTTATTGGTGAAAAACCAACTAAGTTTAATATGCATAATAACAGATTATATATTGCTATGGACTGGCAGAATGATGTTGCAGCTGGTGAGTATATAATTATAGAATGTTATAGAAAATTAGATCCAAATAGTTATGTGGATATCTATGATGATATGTTTTTAAAAAGATATACTACTGCTTTAATTAAGCAACAATGGGGTGCTAATCTCTCAAAATTTCAAGGTGTTCAAATGTTAGGTGGAGTTTCCATGAATGGAGAAGCAATTTATTCACAGGCATTAGATGAAAAAAACAAACTAGAAGTAGAAATACGAGATACTTTTGAGTCACCTATCAGTTATATGGTAGGATAAAATGCCAACTAATGTTTATTTCGATCACGGTAACACAAACGAACAGCGTCTTTATGAAGATTTAATCATAGAGCAATTAAGTATCTATGGTCAAGATGTTTATTACCTACCTAGAACTATCGTAAACGAAGATACTATATTCGGAGAAGATACTGCTTCTAAATTTACTTCAGCATATGCGATTGAAATGTATGTTGAGAATACAGATGGTTTTGCTGGTGAACAAGAAATAGTTAGAAAATTTGGTTTAGAATTAAGAGATGATGTGTCTCTAGTAGTTTCTAAAACAAGATGGGAAAAAGTATTAGAAGCAGAAAATAATTTAATTGAATCTTCTAGACCTAATGAAGGTGATCTAATATGGTTCGCTAGAGTTAATGCGTTCTTTGAAATACAATTTGTAGAACATGAACAGCCTTTTTATCAAGTGCATAATGTTCCTGTATATAAATTAAGATGTACTAAATGGGAATATTCATCTGAAGAAATTAGTACAGGTATTACAGATATTGATGTTACCGAAGATGACTTGTCAACTAATATGCTTGACTATCAAGTTAGTCTTGAGGCAGGATTACCTGCTGGTGCTATAATGATGGAATCAGATATACCAGATGAAAAAAGTTTCATACTACTTGAAAGTGCACCTGCTGAACTTGGTGAAAAACAGATTGTTGATCAGTCGCATAAATTTGAGGCTGCGTCTGGTGTTACCAGTACAGGCGATAGTACAGATGACATACTAGATTTCAGCGAAAGAAACCCATTCGGAGAAACTGATTATCACTTCGGGAAAGACTTCTAATGTTCGGACAATATTTTTATAATAAACATTTAAGAAATACAGTTATCGCTTTTGGTACTATATTTAATACTATCGGTGTAAGAAGATATGACTCTAGTGGTAACGCTGTGTCAAGTTTACGAATACCTTTAATGTATGCACCAAGAGAAAAGTTTTTAGCCAGACTACAACAACAAACCGAGTTGGGTTCTGGTAGTGAATCAAAAGTTGCAATCACTCTACCTCGAATGTCTTTTGAAATGACTGGGATCTCATATGATCCCAGTCGTAAAATTAATAAAAACTTAAAGTATAAACAAGCAAAAGCTAATGATGACAGTAAAGTATTTTCACAATATGCTCCTGTTCCTTACAATGTAGGATTTAATCTTTATTCTTTTACTGCTAATTCAGATGACGGACTACAAATTGTAGAACAGATATTACCATTCTTTCAACCAGACTATACGGTTACATTTATTGAAAGTCAAACAATGGATGTAAAACGAGATATACCTTTTGTTTTAAATAGTGTTGACTATGAAGATACATATGATGGCGATATGACTTCTAATAGAAGAATTATATATACTATGAACTTTACTGCTAAGATATATCTTTATGGTCCAATTACTAGTGGTGCTGTTATTCGTAAAACTTCAGCTGATTTATATACTAAAATGGATTCTGAAAATCCATCAAGACAAGAAAGAGTTACCATCACTCCTAATCCTTCCGGTGCTGATGCTGATGACGATTACACATTTACTGAAACATTAGAATTTTTTGAAGATGGATTAAATTATGATGAACAATCAGGAACAGATAAATAAATTTATTACTAGACAAAGAGTAAATCTAGATATTGGTTTTAGATGTACTTTAGAATGTCCTAAATGTTCTAGACAAAAAGATTTCAAAAATATAAGGCCTGTGCCTGGTCACGATATGACCATTGATGAATTTACAAAAATTGTAGATTTTTTTCCTGAGGTTACAATGTGTGGTCAGATATCTGATCCTATATTCAATCCTAATTTCCCAGAATTTGTAAGAATGTGTGCTAAACGAAACACCTATCTTAGTGTTAATACAGCTGCCTCGCATAAACCTATGAAGTGGTATGATTCTGTATCAGATGATTTTAAAAAAGGAGATATCATATTTGGTATAGATGGACTTCCTAAAGATAGTAATAAGTATAGAATTAATCAAGACGGTGAGAAACTTTTTGAGGTTGCTAAAATGTTTGCAAATAAAGGTATAACAACTAAATGGCAATACATAATCTTTAGATATAATGAAAACGATATAGAAGAAGCAAAAAATATGGCTCTTGATAATGGTATAATTTTCGAACTTAATCGTTCTTCTAGATGGGATAAAGATGATCCTTATAAACCACTTAATCCTGATAACTGGTTAGATAGAGATAAAATAAATGAAATATAAAAAAGATATTAAAAACTGGGAACCTTTATGTATTACAAAACCTAAAGGCAAATATGTAGGTCATAGTGCAACTGGTCATCTACTACCTTGTTGTTGGTGTGAAAATCAAAAAGATCCAGAATTTGAACCTTTATTTAAAGAAGAATTAAAAATAAAAAATGTTGATGGTATAGATGAAATACTTTTATCAGATGAATGGAAACATTTTGCAGGTTTATTAACAAACGATCCTGTTAAAAATGCTCCTAAAACTTGTTGGAAGTATTGTGGTAAAGGTAAAGATTTTCAAATACGAAGTCAGGAACTTTATGAAAGCTAAAACACTTTTTCAAAGAAAAAAGATTAACATTGACATAGGCTTTAGATGTACTCTAGAGTGTCCTAAATGTGAGCGCCAAAAAAGTTATAAAAATATTAGACCTGTTCCAGGTAGAGATATGTCTATATCTGAATGGAAAGTGTTAACAGATTATTTTGATGAAATACAATGTTGTGGTCAAATATCAGACCCTATATTTAATCCTTATTTTATAGACTTCATAAAAATTGCAAAACAAAAAAATAAGTCTATGTCTGTACATACTGCAGCCTCACATAAACCTGTAAAATGGTACAATGAAGCATTTGATAATTTTGGTAAAGGTGAATGGATATTTGGTATAGATGGTTTACCTGAAGAGAGCCACATACATAGAGTAAATCAAGATGGACCAAAACTATTTGAGATGGCTAAACTGTGTGCTAGTAAAGGTATTAAAACTCGTTGGCAATATATAATATTTAGATATAATGAAACTCATATTGAACAGGCAAAGAAGATGGCTGAGGATAATGGTATAGAATTTGAGATAAGTATATCAGCAAGATTTGATGGACCAGATGATCCTTTAAGACCTATTAATCCAAATTTTCATTTTGATAGTAAAGACTTTGCAATAACAGGAAAACTAAATGTCTAGAAATAAAGTTAAACTTTTTATTGATGATAGAGAAACTAATGACAAAGAGATTGTATTTACTGGACCCAGAGCACCAGATGAATTACAACCTTTATGTTTAGGAAGTGGAAAATTTGCTGGTACAGATCAACCAGAGATGGCTCATTGGTTAGGTAAAGCATTTGGGTTTAATTCTCAAGGATATATAATGCCTTGTTGTTGGACTGTACAAGAAAAAGGATACGAAGAAGAGCCGTTTACGCCTTTAATGAAAGATAAATTTCATATCAGTAAAATAAACGATATAGAAAAACAAGTCTTTGAATCTGAAGAGTGGCAAGAATTTGCTAATATATTGGCTAATAAACCAAAAGAAGCGCCAGCAGTATGTTGGTTCTTTTGTGGTAAAAAAATGAGAGATCATATGATTCATAAACCTTTAATGGATGGTGAGCGGGTTGTTAATCAAGAAAAAAAGGACATATAAATAATAGTATGAGTAAAATAGATGATAAACTAAATGAAATTTTAGAAGTAACCGCTGAACAGATTTTGGCACCTGCACCTGTAAAAAAACAAGAAGTGGCTGTAATACCAGAATCAAATGATCCTCAAGATGATTTTGAACACGGCAGAGCAAACCTTTACAAGTTAATTGAAAAAGGTAATGAAGCAGTAGATGGTATCTTATCACTTGCAAAAGAAAGTGAACACCCTAGAACATATGAGGTTGCCGGTCAGTTAATTCAAACAGTAAGTCAAGTATCTCAAGATTTACTAAGACTACAACAAGGTCTTAGAAGATTAAAAGAAGTACCTGATACTGGTCCTAAAAATGTGACCAACGCATTGTATATCGGTTCTACAAATGAATTACAAAAACTTCTAAAGAAAAACAGTAAAGATGGAAAATCTTAAATCAAGAGAACAGTATCTTGGCAATCCCAATTTAAAGAA